TTAAATCCCCCTCAGTCCCCCTTTACAAAGGGGGAGAATTTTTGTTAACTTCTTCTCATCAAAATAGAGTTTACGGTATTGGATTACCTCCGGGAGTTTTTCGATGGCGAATTGTTCTATTGCGATTTCGTCGGACCGGATTGCTATCTTTGCCCACTGGGGCGTTTTCATCATCGAGACAACTTCTCCGCCGAAGGGGTCGTCCGGGTGCTCGTTGATTTTTTTAATGATGCGATAGTCGTATTCAGCGCTCTTTGCGTCGTCGACGAGACATGTCTTGTTTATCAGCGTCAGGATGCCATTTTTTCGGGACAGATGCGGTTTCAGGGCATTCAGTATGTCATTGTCAGCCAATATAAGCTCGTACTTGGCCGGATCATAGGTCGGAAACGGGTGCGGGATTTCAGTATGCAACGCCTGCGTGTTGGCACTGGGATGATCCGGGGCCTGGTATGCACAGGTGATGCGGCCCGTTTCCCTGTTCTTCAGCAAATATATCCAGTGATCCTCCCCGGAGGCGCTGATGTATCGCTGCTTGTGATACACCATATATGACTCAGCGGTGGATGCGAAGATATTTGTAATATAGGTTTCCCCAAGATCCGCTTCGCCCCATATATACCCGTACTTGCCGCCGGAGCCGCCTCCCTTCGTCTGTGGATAGAACCCATATTCGCCGCCGGGAAGAGTCAGATTCTCCGCGGCCTCAGACGATACCTCGCCATAGGATGTTTTCAGCCGCGTCTGATCTATCGCGGAGGCCATGATACGTCCATCACATCCAAAGGCGACGCCAATCTGCACATCATCGAACATCATTGTCCCGGCAACGTTGGTGTCCGTGTAGCCGCCGATAATGAATATTTTCATGTACCGGGCACCTGCAGAAGGCGTAAACTGATAGATATACCGTGTCGGCGCCGCATAATATGATGTCGAGCTATGCAATGTGACGGGCGAGCCGGACGTCAGATGCACTTTGCCCGCGTCATAGTAATACACCAGGATCATGTTTTTCAGGGCAGCATTTGCCCAGAGCAGCAGGCTTACATAGTATGTCGCGTATTCGGTGCATTCGAGATAGTCCGATTCGAGGTATCCGCCGCCACAGCCGACGCCGCCGGGATGCGTGAAATAGAAGCTATACGCGCCGTGAGCGGCATTCGGAGAACCGGCCATCCCGCCCGTGCCGCCGGGATAGAGCGTCCGCGTCCAATTATCGGGAACGCTGTTGGAATCGGAATCAACCTCGAACGATCCGTTCGGGACGCCCACCGATGACAATGCGCCGATGACGCCATAGAGATAGTTGAGGCAGTTGTTGATTTTTTGTCCGAAACTCTGCGCCTTTACCGGCTTGCCCGATACCAGGTCAGCGTATGTCAATGGATCCCATGCCATGTTGAAAACCTCCTGTTTTTAAAATCCCCCTGTGTCCCCCTTTACAAAGGGGGAAATATATGGATGACGTAAACGGTGAACGGTAAACGGTTTTTTAAATCCCCCTCAATCCCCCTTTACAAAGGGGGAAGATTGTGGTGTCTCCCCTTTATAAAGGGGGAAACGTATGGATGACGGTGAATGGTTTGCCGTTTACTGTTTACTGTTCACTGCTTACTGTCTTTTAAAAAAACACATATCCCGGTGTGCCGTCATCCATGAAGCCGTCTTCTCCGCAGAAGTAGCCGTATTTCTCCCGTTCCGCATCGGTGGCGTCGTCATAATCCGGGGCGTCCTCGGGGGTGAAATAGCAGATCCTCGAATCGGTGATGCGGAGGCACTTGAGGATGATGACGTTGTTTTTCTTTTCCCGCTTCACGACCTGAAACACGTCATCAGCCAGGTCGTTGCCGTCGATATCCTGGAGCTCGTCCGTCGATGCATGGATGTAATCTCCGGTCTTGATGCCTGAGTCCTTTATTGCCAGGCTCACCTGGATTATCGGCATCGGGTCACGGTACGGCCAGACATGGCGGTTTGCAAGCGTCAGGATGAATGAGTCCAGGACCTCATCCTGATATGCGCCGGAATGAATCCAGCGGCTCAGGATCTCCTTTTCCGCGATTTCGTTGTACTCGTATGCGCTTTCCGCTTCGGCATCGACGGCGACCATGAGCCGCGAATAGTCGGAATATTCCCCGACGCTGCCGAGGGTGTCCAGGTCCCAATAGAGGGAGCACCGCGATATCCGGGATTCCTGGTTGAGATCGGCGCTGCCCGAGGCGAGGATGATATTTTCCGCGTCGCTGATGTCCGTATATGTCCTGTCAGGATGATTCGGGAGGTTCATGGCGATGGTGATGAGCATCTCCTCGGACACCCATGACTTGCAGCACGCCAGATCGACCAGCTCGAAATAGAGCGTCGAGGCCGCTGTCGATTCGTGGATGACTGCCCAGACGTTCAGGCCCGCATCGAACGCTTCCGCTGCGTCAAATGACGCCGTATCGATATATGCTGCGTCAACGCCCGCATCGTCGAGGATTGCCTGCATCTGCGCAAACATCGTCGCCGGCGGATAATATTTAACGAGCTTGACCGCGGCGTCAGCCGAATGGGCGGCGGCGGTCGTACCGAACTGGGCGCGGCTCATGCCGGAAACCATATAGGTCGTTATATCGTAGGTTGTATACGAGACGATCTCGCTGTCGATTTTCAGATAGCCGCCGGTGATCTCCAGGGACGAGACGCCGCTTCCGGCAACGACCATGTATGTCTGGTCGATTGTCATATCCGCGGCGACTTCGAGACTGATCTTTTCCGGGATATTAATTTTATCGAGTGCCTTCAAGAGATCGACGATTTCGAGGGTGACGGTCCGCCTCCCCAGGGTGATCTCCTCGAGGGCGCCCCGGAAGGACGGCGCATCGCTCATGAACTCCGCCGCCGTCATGCCGTAAAAGCCGTCATACATCTCGCAGATCCGGCCTTTAAAGTTCATATTCCGGGCGAGGAGCTTCTTCCAGAACGTGCCCTGGACGGATGAGCGCTCCGACAGATAGGGATCGATGCCGACATCCGAATCGGGCTCGTCGCCCATTTCCACTTTCATCCGGGAATTGATGGTCAGGTTGTCTTTGATTTCCGTCGGCAGATAGGTGATGCTTCTGATATAGGGGCGCTCGCCTTGACGGAAGGGAAGGGGGGCGCTGTTCGACGTGAATTCATAGATCTTGCTTCCCGACGATCTGCTCTCGCACTGGATCGCAACACCGGTTTCCGCATAGATATTTACTCCGGTTTCATCCTGGAGAGTTGCTACCTTCGAGAAATCCGCCCGGCTGCGGCATGTCGGATAGGTATTGTAGCACTTCTGGCTTGCCGTAGCGCCGCAGGGTGAAACGCCGTATGTGTTTGCGCAGTAATCAAGGGCTATCCGCAGATATGATACGGGGATATGCGATATTGCGGATCGTTTTTCAGAATATGTTGTCATTTCCTTAAATCCCCCTCAATCCCCCTTTATGAAAGGGGGAGGTTTTGTTCCTTGAACCTTGCAACTTGACCCTTGAACCTTATTCACTGTTCTTTCACCGTTTCGATCTTCAGCGTCACCGTTCTCCGCCATGGATCATAGGGCGTGGAAAGGGTAAAGTCGTCGGGGATCTTCCCGTAATATACTTCCGTTGGATGGTTTACAACATCCCAGGCCCAGAAAAACGGCTGGAGCTGTGAGAGATATGTATCCCAGAGCGGGCGGAACGTATTATTCACCCACGATTCGGTCATTTTTGTGAACTGGACGCTGATCTTGCACATAATCACATCGAGGATGGAGCCGAGGAGATTGCCCGTTTTGCTCCGAGCCGTCACCGCCGAGATCTCCTCCGGGTAGGGATCGAAACTGCCGGTAATGTACCGGGGAAACTCAAAACGGTTTCCCAGAAAGATGACGGCGATCCGGGCGGCCACTGACGCCGTTACGATCTTGATGCGCCAGTAGCGGGCAGAGGCAATGGTAAATGTTTTCATGAGCGCCTTGTCGGAAGCTGGAGCAAATGCGGCGAGACGCTCCGTCCATGTTGAGTTGTCGGGAGAGCTTTCGACGGATATATCCGCATCTGCCGTATATAAATTATGGCCGACGATTCCCAGGGCGTCCGCCGTCACCGCTGTCAGGCAATCGATAGTAATATACTTCGTACCTGCTGAAGCTCCCTTCCAAAAGTTATGGGTGCGGTAATCAACGATATTTGCAACGTCATAGCCGGTTTCCGTGTCCGTCGCCGTCGGATCTCCGAGGAGAAAAATATTTTCAGCAAGGATAAGGGGATATGCGTTTATGCCTGAGCCTGCGGAAAACCCGGTCATGGGAGAAAAAATCCACCCGGTATTGCCTCCGCCGTCGAAATTGCCGTTATCAAGCGGTGCGAGAAATAACGCTCCGCCGGTTGCGTGGCTGTTTTGCAATATGGTTTTGTTAGCGGTAACAGCGCCTGATGGGATAGAAATAGTCCAGGGGTTTCCCGACTCGCCGAACATGAGGAAAGTGTAAGATGGATTTATTGTCAGGCTTTTGATTTCCATTATTAAATCCCCCTGTGTCCCCCTTTTCAAAGGGGGAGAGATTGCGGTGTTTTTATATTCTTATAACCTCCCCCTGTATCCCCCTCCAGAGGGGGAGAAGTTGAGGTTGCCCCCTCCAAAGGGGGAGAAGTTGAGGTTGTCCCCTCCAAAGGGGGAGAAGTTGAGGTTGTCCCCTCCAGAGGGGGAGAAGTTGAGGTTGCTCCCTCCAAAGGGGAACAGGTGGTTGACAGGCGAGACGCCTGTCCTACCGGTATTTTATGCCGGGAACACCATTGATATTGTATAGGTAACTGTTAATTGACCGCCGTTTGCAACGGTGACCGATGACGCCAAAAGATCGCGACATACCAGATTCCCTGCACTGGAAAGAATACCAACCTCGGTGATGATAATTGAGCCGCCGGAATTATTGTTAAAAATGCGCAGCAACGTCGCCTCCCATGTTTTTGTGCCGGACGTATATGCAATTGTTGTCGTATTTTGGAGCGTATGTGAGAGCTGGCCGGATGACGAACCATGAACAACCCTCGTGGTGAGGTCATAGCTTTCAAAACTTTCTGCGCCGCTGCCGGTGCCGACGACAATGCCTTGGTTGGAATTATTAACCGCACCGACACAAGGAATCGCGTTATTATTGTTCATAGTACCGTTTAAGTATTTCGTCGTTATATATCCCTCGCCGAATGATGACCCGCTCATCGTATATGCTGCATTGATTGCAAAAATAGTGTTCCAAAAATTTCTGACATAGGAATGGCTGGGACCTTCAAAACGATCAATGAGCTTTCCGTCTACAGTGGATTCAAGTTTAATTATAACGTGAGGGGGCAGGGGAATCTTTAATTTGTGCGCAAGCCGTTCCAGCTCCCGATATTCCGCATCCGTCTTGATTATGTTATCCATTTCATGCTCCTTTTTTATGCAATTTTCCACAAGGTGTGCGTCCCTGACGAGGACCCGGTTGTATCCATCACACTCCCACCGGGGACAACGCTCAAATTAAATGTGTTTGCGTCTATGTATTTTACATAATAACTTCTGCCTTTTATTATTTCATTGGGCAGCGTTCCTGTGGTCGTAAAGCAAATTTCCTGCTCGTCTGAAAGGCCATGTGAGGACTTGGTGACAACGCATGGGCTGGCAACGGTGATCGTACATGTGCCGACACTGGTAAATATTTTTGCAACCACACCGATTGACGGCACATCCGGTATCGACAGCTCTGTATCAAACGACACCGGCGTCTCCTCAATTTTTGACAATTCCACGGCGATGGCGGGGACATCGGGAACAATGAGCGCCGTGTCCTCCCCTTCGATCACAGTCGGAAACTGTATATATTGCCCGGCCTTGGTAAATGAATTTGCATCAATAAAAACATCGTCATCTTTCCCCGGCACTGATGCACCGCCGGCGCCGCCGCTTGTCGCGGACCAATGCGCGGTATCATTCCAATTGCCCAGATTACCTACCCAATACCTGCTTGCCATAATTTTCCTTTTGGTAAACGGTCATTGGTAAATGGTAAATGGTAAACGGTGAACGGTTCACTATTTACTGTTTACTGCTTACTGTTCACTGCTCACTGTTCACTATTCCTTCATCCTCTCACCGCATATGTCCGTTTGCTGTCTATTATCCGATTCAAATAGGGGACTGTTTTCAGGTAGAATGTATTGTCCTGGTCAACAACATCGCCGTAAATATTGAGCTGGATTTCGACGATGCCCGCTCCTTCTTCTTCGCTCTCCTCTTCTTCGGCAATGGTCGGGAGCGTAACTGATCCCGCCGCCGCGGTGGATACTGATCCCGATCCGCCCTCGTAATTTTGGTTCGCAATCATGGCGACCCGCGCCATGCCCGCGGCGAGGGTGAGAGCAAAATATGCGGCGGCGATTGCGGCGGCGACATAGGGATTGGTTTTTTCTTCATAATATTCCAATGCCGTCTCAAATGCCGATACCGCTGCCATATAGGTCGATATCGTTGTTTCGACAATCGCAAACGCCTTATAGATGAGAAACATTTCCTTGCTCTTTTTGTCCGACATCTCATAGATCGTATAGGCGATGCCGGACAGCATGCCGAACATGCTTTTCGTGGTGTTCAATTGAAATTTTATGTTGTAGTCTTCACAGGCCTTGATATACTGGAGATAGGCGTCGTCGATCTCCTTTTGGTGCGCCTGATAATCGATATGCGCTTCCTGGAGCTGCATGTAATGTTCATACGCCCGGTCGATATCCCGGCTCGCGGCGTCCCGCTCAGAAGCGAGGGCGAGGATATCTTCCATGTTTGCCGTCATGATGCCGATGCCGGTATTGGTGCCGCCTGCGCCGCTTTTCAGATTGTCGATTGCTGATTTCGCGGATGAGAGGACGGACCGGACCTGTTGTTCCTGATAGGCGGCAACATAATTCAAGAGTTCTGCTTCTTTCTTGTACCGCTCGTCCTGGAACTTGAGATACTCTTCCGCGTTTTGCCGCTGGAGTTTGAGTTCTTCCTCGCCGCGTTTCATGGATTCCATGAGACTTTGATTAAGATGCCTCACATGCTGGGTGTATTCAAGATTCAACCGCTCCTGGACCATGAGGGTCGTCGCTTCTTCAATCTGCGCTTGTGTCGCCTGAAGATCCGTGAGCCTCTGTATCTGCTGCTCATGCTGCTGATCCATCGCGGCAAGTTCCCGCTCGTCATGGGACAGATTGGATAGTTCCTGCCGGTTCCGGATCTCCTGCATGAGCGTATCAAGCTCTTTCTGCTTCTTTGCCGCTTCGTCATATTTCTTTCCGTCGAAGGAAGGCAGAGCATCCCGCTTATTGCGTCGCATCGCCGCCGCAAGAGACTGTGCGGATGATGTCGCGGCGTTCATGTATTTTACGGCATTTTCCATGGTTGCCGCCGAGGCTTGTGATGCGGCGTCTGCGTCGGCCCGAACGCTTTTCGCCATTTCAGAGTATGCGGCGCTCACTTCGGCATCCTGTTCCGCGGAGGCTTCCGCCTCACGATAGAGGGCGATATACGTTTTTACGTATGAGTAGAGGTTCAGGACTCCCGAGGCGAGCCACTGGAGCGCGCCGTATGCGGCAAGGCCGACCCGCATGAGGAACGCGCCAAGATTGAGCCGGAGGTCGGTGATGACGGCCTTCAGCTTGTCGATCCGGTCCGCGTTGTTCTCAACCGCCGGGCCAAGCATTTCGATCTGTCGCTGGGCCTCGGCGAGGGCGGCGGTCGCCCGGATCTGCATCTTTGTCTGCTGGTCAAGGGAATCGGCGCTCACCCCCAGGGAGGCGGCATATTGCTTCACGGCGGCATCGAGATCGACGGTGATGCCGAGGGCCTCATAGAGCCCCCTGCCTTTGCCGGTGACGACGGCCTTTTCAAATGCGGCAAACCCTTCGGGGATGTCCTTTCCGGTGACTTTGCCGAGACGTTCAGCGGCTTCGATAAACGGGCCGAGCTGATCCGGCGTGAGATAGAGCAGGGCTTTCGCCGCAAGCTGCGTTGCCTGGACCATGGAGAGTTCCCCGTCGGATGCTTCTTTTACCTTGGCGATGATCGCGTCGGCGGTGGTATTCCACTGCGCCGCAAGCCCCTGGAGCTGGGCCTTCTGCTCCTCGAATTTGGCAGCCTCCTCGATGAGCCGGAATGAACCGTACAGAGCGGCGAGCCCGACGGTCATTCGCAGCCAGAGGGCCTGGTAATTCTGGAACTGGGCGGTCATTTTCTCCTGGAGCCGCTCAAGGGCTGCTCCTGCGGTGTTGATTCCGGAGACGGACGAATCGACCACGGCCTGGCTGATGTCGGTCGCCGTTATCAGAATGTTTATGTTTTCCCCGGTTATTGCCGCCATGGTTTTTATTCCTGGATTCCGGCCTGCGCCGGAATGACGTAAATTGGTTTTTTACCTTGAACCTTGAACCTTGCCCCTTGAACCTATCTTTCAATGAACATTATCCGATTCCGCTTTTGTCAGGTACGGTACGAGGGTACGGGCGAAGGAATCCTGATCGACGATGTTGCCGTAGATGTTGATGGCGATTGCCGATGTCTTTGCCTTTTCCTGCGTTGCCGTTTCCGCCGTTGACGCCGCCCCCGCCGAAACGGATCCCGACGATCCGCCACTCGACGATACCGATGATCCGCCGCCTTCCGGGCTCTGGCTTGCTATCGATGCGACCCGTGCCGCGCCTGCGGCGATGGCAATTGCGGCATAGGCGACGCCAAGAAGCTGGCCCACCTCCGGGTTGCCTGCCTTCTCGCCTGCCTTCACCCCTGCATCATATGCCGATTGAGCGGCGGCATATGTCGAAATGACTGTCTGGGCAATGGCCATCGCTTTATAGAGGTTAAATGCCGCCTTGCTCTTTTTCCCGGTGAGTTCGTAATACGAATATGCCGCGCCGGCCATCATGTTGAACACATTCTGCGTGGTCATGAGCTTTTTCTGCATAGCGGCGCTTTCCGATGTTGAAACGTATTCCTGATACGCCGCGTCGATTTCCTCTTTGTGGGCCGCATAATCGATGTGCATTTCCTGGAGCGTTATATAATACTCATACGCCCGATCCTCTTTCTGGCTCCACTCATCCTGCCCGGATGTTGTGTTTGTGATCCCCGCCATGCCCGATGCCATCATTCCGACGCCGGTGTTGTAGCCGCTTGCGCCGCCGATTATCTTGTCGATCTCGGATTGCGCGGAAGAGAGGGCGGAACGGAGTTTCTGCTCATGGTATGCGGCGACATAATCGATATATTCCATTTCCTGTTTGTATTTTTCGTCCTGGATGGCGAGGTATTCCTCCGCGCTTTTCTGCTGGAGCTTGAGTTCCTCTTCGCTGTATTTCATGGATTCCATGAGGCGCTGGTTGAGATTCTTCACATGCTGGGTGTATTCATAGTTCAACCGCTCCTCGACCATGAGGGTTGTCGCTTCTTCAATCTGCGCCCGTGTCGCCTGAAGCTCCGTGAGCTTCTGTATCTGTTGTTCATGTTTTTGATCCATCGCGGCAAGCTCCCGTGCATCGCGGGAAAGATTGGACATTTCCTGCCGGTTCCGGATCTCCTGCATGAGCGCCTCAAGCTCATTCATCCGCCGTTTTTCATCTTCATATTTCTTTCCATCGAATGGTTCAGCAGCGGCGCCTTTGACATTACCCATGGCAAGGGCGAGATCCTTGGAGGGAGCAATAGCGGAGTTTATATATTTCATCGCGTTCCCCATGGCGGCGGCGGCGGCCTGCGAGGCGGCCTGGGAATCCGCCCGCGCCTCTTTCGCTTTCGCCGCATACGCGGCGCTTACCTGGGCATCCTGCGAGGCGGCGCCCATGGCCTCATGATAGAGGGCGACATATGACTTGATGTATGAGTAGAGGTTCAGGACGCCGGAGGCGAGCCAGTTGAGCCCGCCGTATGCGGCGAGGGCCGCCCGCATGAGGTATGTCCCCAGCTCAAGACGGAGATCGGCGATGACTGCTTTCAGCTTGTCAATCCGGTCCGCGTTGGTCTCAATGGCGGGACCCATCATCTCGATCTGGCGCTGGGCCTCATACATGATCGCATTCGCCCGGACCTGCATCTTTGTCTGCTGGTCAAGGGAATCGACGCTGACTCCCATTGAGGCGGCATATTGCTTCATAGCGGAATCGAGATCGACGGTGATGCCGAGGGCCTCATAGAGCCCCCTGCCTTTCCCGGTGACGACGGCCTTTTCAAATGCGGCAAACCCTTCGGGGATGTCCTTTCCGGTGACTTTGCCGAGACGTTCAGCGGCTTCGATGAAGGGGCCGAGCTGATCCGGGTTCAGATAGAGGAGCGCTTTCGCCGCAAGCTGCGTCGCCTGGGCCATGGAGAGTTCCCCGTCGGAAGCCTGCTTTACCTTTGCAATGATCGCGTCGGCGGTTGTATTCCACTGCGCCGCAAGGCCCTGGAGCTGAGCCTTCTGCTCCTCGAATTTGGCCGCTTCCTCGATGAGCCTGAATGAACCATACAGGGACGCGATGCCGGCGGTCAGCTTGAGCCAGTTGGCCTGCATGGCTGCGAACTGATTTGTCATTTTGGCCTGTAATGATTCGACGGTAGCGCCGACCTTTTTGAGACCGGCTGTCGCAGAATCAACCGCGGCCTGGGTGATATCTTTTGCTGAAAGAGTATAGGAGATGCCTTCTTCAATCGTTGCGGCCATGCTTCTTTTTCGCCTCTTCCTGCGCTATGATTTCCTGCTCAGTTTTTACGACTCCCAACAGGAGCCACTCATCGTTGGTCAGCTCATGCCGTTCAATAGGACAGCCCGCCTTCATCATGGAGATGTAGTCCATGAAACGGAATATAAGCGGTTCTTGTATCTCCCGGCCCCAGGGGCATATGGGGCATATTTCCTCTCTGACATAATCCTCCGGGTTTTCGTCCCAGGCTGTGCATTCATCGCAATCAGGAACGCCGCGCCTCTCGTGGAGCAGGCGGACGTCCTGCCTTAGTTTTTTTCAATTTCCCCGATCTCGATGTCTTCAAATGCCTGGAAGATGACGGCGCTCTTCCAGTTGTCCGGGATCTCGTCCTTCCGGTCGGGGGTAATGGGCGCGCCGTTCGCATCCTCCAGGTTCTCAACGCCGATGAGGAGCGAATCGAACAGGTCGATCCGGGCGTCAAGTGAATGATCGCGCATCTTGCCCCGCCTGCCCACTTCATAGCGGGACGCCATGAATTCGTTGAGTTCCTTCTTCGTCGGCTGTCGGAGGGTGAAGACAACCGTTTCATCACCGACAGTGAGAGATATTTTCAGTTCCTTGGATAGTTTCATTTTTGCTCCTTTTTATTGATGTGAACGGTAAACGGTGAACGGTGAACGGTTCACTATTTACTGTTTACTGTTTACTGCTTACGGTTCACTGTTTACTATTTACTGCTTACTCTTTTATGGCGCTGCCAGATATGCTGCCTGTGCCGTATAGACGTCCATGATGACCGCGGAATTCGTGCCGTCGTCATAGATATCGAAATCGAAATCCTGGGTCAGGGAATCGTTGACGCCGCCTTTTGGCGCCGGATATGACTTAATTTTCAGGCGCGGGATAACGAGATGCGCGCCGTAGTACATGGCGCCGCCTGTCGCGATCAGAGAGGCCCCCTTGAGGTCAAGCTCCACCGCGCAGACATCCTGTGCCGTGAAATAGGCGATTTCCGTCGCATCGGAAAAGACCATCGTCGCTTTAAACGTCGCCGCCCGCCTGCCGTAGATGACATCCTGAAAGACACCGCCGCCGCCGAAACCGGGCTGGCCTTCCGCCTTGTTGTCCCAGTTGAACTCGAAGGATTTCCCCCGGATGGAGAGGTTATCCGGCGTCGCTGAGGAGATATCTTCCGTCCCCTGGGTCGGCGTCGCGCCGATGCTTATATTCGCGCCCGTCTCCAGCCAGAACTTCATATCGGAAATCTTGAGCCATGATTCGGTGATTGCCGCCGCGAAGGTATCGGTATTCGCTGACCGCGTGCCCGATCCGATGAGGCCGACGTCCATGGAGAGGAAGCCGCCTGCCTCGCCGGAGAGCTTCAGCGTATTTCCCTTGACGCCCTTGTACTCTGTCTGGATGCCGCCGAGCTTGTGGACCAGGGATATTGACGAGAGCGCCGAACCGTCCGCGATTGGAATGATCCGGTGGCGATACGCGGTCAGTGCGCCGTCCTGATTGGCGGTTACGCTTCCAAAGACGAGCGCGGCAAGTCCCGCCAGATCGTTGGGCCGCACCCGGGCAAACTTGATTGTCGGCTTGTTGCCGTATGCAACAAGCTCCTGGTCATATCCATGCTCCTTGCCGGTAACTTCGTCCTTGTCCGACACAACCGTATCCGCATAGCCGGCATCGAATTCAAATCCCCGGTATGAGCATGATGTGGCGTCTAAATGGGTTTTTCCGGCGTCATAGGTTGCCTCTTTCTGGAACACCGACGCCATAAGGTATTGCGCCCACCCTTTCTTAGTCTGCATTTGTCCGCACCTCCTCTGTTATTTTTTCGTCAGGCGCGAAGTAGTGCTCCCGCCCTGTTATTTCTTCCGGCGGATAGTCCCGACCGGCCTCAAAGACCTGAAATTTTCCACCCTGCAGCGGGACTTCATGGGCTATGATGCATTTCATGTGTGCTCCTTTCTAAATCCCCCTTAATCCCCCTTTACAAAGGGGGAAACTTGAGGTGCTCTAACGGTATTACGTCCCCGAATGTTTTATGTATAGGGGTCCCAGGGACTTGTGATGTATTCCACATCAAAATTATATCCGACACCAACGAGGCAATATTCGTGCTGTTCGATACGAAGGCCGGTTTCGACCGGCAAGGACGTATCTTCCGCGAGACCGCCCCACGTGACATCGACGCCGATACACTTGTAGAGATCGGCGATGACCTGGCGCATTGTCGAGGCCGCGGCGGTATAGGTCGGCTTGAGCATGATTTCGACGGCAATATTGAGAATATGCTGATGCTGGCCGATTCCCAGTTCATCGTTCCGCAATATTCGCTCTGTATCTTTCACAAGGATCTGCGGGAGCAGATCCTGATCAATGGGGGACATTGCCCACCATACGACGCTCGCGCCGACGCTCGTCTCATAGCCGTTCGCCGTCAATATCGTTTTGAGGCGCGTATCGATTGCCGTCACGATCTGCTGCCGCTTGTTCGTCGCCATTATCTCACCAGCCTCACACGCGTCATGCCGGTCCCGTCCGGCTCTCCCGGCCCATTGATGCGGTAGGTAACGCCCTTGATGACCATGGGCTCATTATTTTTTATCGCCGCGACGTCCAAACTATCGCAGAGAACAGAAGGCTCAGAAGTAGCGACATCCCCGTCGAAGGGACTGAATTCGGAATAGTTTGCGTCGAATATGCCGTAAATTGTTGTCGCATCGCCGCCCGTCGGCGTGTGGGTGATAGCGACAGCGAAATCATCGGGATTGAGAATTACGTCATCGATATCGGAGAGGATTAGATCCTTGAGGGTCATATTTTTCTACTGCTCCACCGTCCCGCCGGTGACGTTGCTATCTTTTGAGAACAGGCCCAAGAGCGCCAAACCAACAACAGTGACTGCCTGTCCCAATTCCGCCGAAAGGCCGAACATGGGAAACAAAACTCCTGCCGCTGACAAAACTCCCGATACCGTGGTTTTCCAATTCTTTTTCATGATGATTTTTTCTCCTTTTAATTTTCATTCGAAAACACTGAATTCACCCATTCTCAATCATCTTGGCTATTTCTTCGGGCCGTTCGAGTTTGCCGTCGTCGGTTCCCTCCGGATCTCCGCCGAGCTGTCTCCAGTAGGCGGAATGCTTGATGCCATTTGCCGCATCATGCCAGCGACCTTCGTTGATGGCCTTGTTAGTATTCTTGAACTTCAATTCCCTGGTAACACCGAGATTGAACATGAAATCAATCAGCGCAAAACGCCTATTTTCAGAGAAACTATCAAATCCTTTAAAAACACCGCGGCAATTATTCGTAGCCGTTTCAATTGAAATATCGAGAAGTCGGTTGATCATCTCGTCAGTAATGCGGCCATACATACGCAGATAGGCCGCGATATCGCCGGGAAGCCGGTTCGCCTCAATGTTCCATCCGACGCCGATGGTTAATTTGCCCTTAGTGCAACGATAGGGCTTATTTTTCCAACCCTCATGCCGGATTAGCATTTCCTTGAGTCTGTTCATTTCAATGTCCTCCGATCTTGATTCCCAGAGCGGCAAGGAACCCGCCGATGATACCGCCGCAGAATCCCATGCTTTTGTTCCATCGCTTCAAGTGCTTCACTTCAATCGTGAGGCGCTGCATCGTGTCAAAAAGAATCCAATCACGCTGCTCTTTCGGCATGTGATCCCAGGTGTCCTTTGTTATGACAAATCCATTCCCGCCAGTTTCCATGAATGCACCGTTTTTTTATTCCTGGATTCCGGATCAAGCCCGGAATGACACTTTTATATTCCTGGATTCCCGACTCCGCGGGAATGACGGAGGAAGAAAAATAAGAAACAAGTTAGTTTAGATGGTGCGCCTCGGCAGCGCAGGGGCGCACCATCGGCCTTACACGTTTACCTTTACGAGCACCGCCGGACGAAGGCAGAGAGGCAGCGGATTGGACTCTATGTGCAGATCCAACCAGCGTCCAAACTTCTCCATGGCCTGCTTGGCGTAAAGTGGTATCCCCGGGGTATTCACCGTCTCGATGAAATTTCCGGGAGAGTAAATGGTCTTAAAGGTCTCCATTGTCCCCTCGGGATAGGCGTGGCCCTCATTGGCGGCGATGAACCTGCGGCTGTTGCCGTCCTCGTCGGTGGCAACGCCCCGATATTCCTCGAAGGTGATCCCGCCGAATCTGAACCCTTTGCGCGGGTCCGCCCCGCTGATCTGCGCCGCGGCCTGCCAGTTGACGTAGAATTTCTCGACGTTGGGGTGGGAGATCAGGGCGTCAAAAAACTCCTGGGACACGAGGCAGCGGATACCGGTCGTGATCTCACCTTTCAGGTTATCCTCGATATGGCGCAAGACCTCCCGGCATTTCGCGGCAACGTCGGTAGTATCGACATCGAGGGCAAAATCGACGGTCTTCGCGGAAATGCCGAATTCCGTATAGAGGTTGTAGAGCGTGGAGGCGTCCGCGTCGAGGATAATACCCTTCAGCGCCCCCATCCGGAGGTGCTCCAGGGTTATGGCGTACTTGTTCTTCGCCGTCTGGAGGTGCTTGTTCATGATCGAGGCGAGGGTCTCCATGCCGACGGGTTGGCCGAAGGCGCGGACCCCCTGGAACTCCTCGGGCTTAATGATATCGTCGAGGGGGATATGGGGGACGACAAAGGAGCGGACAGTCCGCTTGCCGACCTTGTTCTGGTTTCCCGGCGCACCGACGGGCTGGGTCTTGAGGATATTGAGAATCCCGTTCTGCTCCTCGACAACGGCCGTCCTGGTCGTGATGCTGTCGTCAATGAAGATGCCGAGCTCATTGATCCGCCCGTACATATTCGGCAAGATATTGATGGAAGCGCACAGGCTTACCATATTGAACGCATCCTGATCGAAAGGGTTTATGATTTCATCTGGCATTGTATGGTCCTCCTTTTGAGGTTATTTTTTGGTTATACTTCTTTGGTTTCGATGATCCCTTTGGCCGCAAGCTGGGCGAGGGCCGCCGCTTTCTGATCCGCTGATGCACCCGTAGGCCAACTCAGATTCGCGGCGACGATCTTTGCATTCCGAACGACAGCCACGGCGGATTTCGCGCCTCCTGAGGCGTCGCACTTGTCCGTCAGGATGCCGTATGCGTCCTGAGAGCCGTCCACGCCGCTGAAATTAATTGCTCGGACGCTGAGGGAACCGGCGGGGATGGCAATCGTAAAAACATCGCTAACGGTGAAATCGGGGCTGTTGTCGTTGATGGTGAAGTTGATCTGGTCGTTTGTGTAGGCCACGCCGACAACGGCATCAGGCAGGGCGAATCCATCGGGATCTTCGACGCTGAAGACGCCCGCATTGGCCTGGGCGATAATGCACTTCAGGGTATATGTACCCTGCTTCGCCTTCGCACCGGCAGTTACGCCTGTGCAGGTGCCGCCTCCGGTATTGCCCCCGCCCGCCGTTCCGGTGGTCGGGCAGGCTTCGAGTTTCACCTTCCCGAGTACCGCAGCGAGGGAAAGATCCTGGCCGGAAAGCATCGTGACGACCTCCCGGGAATAATTGTTGTCCTCTTCATATTTCAGGACGTCCTGAAGGGTATTTCCCTGTGACAATGAACTCATGTGTTTTTCTCCTTTCAGTATTTTCTGTTTTCCACCGGAGCTAACCACTCCCAACCCCCGCCAGCGGGGGACAGCGGAAATTACAGGTTATTTTTTTACGATTCGGATATTTGCCTCCGCGGCCCGTTTTTTCGCATCCTCGATGAGGGGATTGACGGCGCCCGTCGTGACGGCGCCGACGGTGCTGCGGATCCGCGTCTTTTCCACTTCGTCCGCCTTGGCGCCGACAATATTCTTCTGCACATCCTCCAGAGACAGGCCGTCCCTAACATACTGAGCCGCCGCTTTTTCCATCCCGGCCACGGCACAGCAGTCAAGGATCTGCAGGATACTGTTTCGCATGGATTCGCTGCCTGCTTTATCCGCATCCTGTTTCATCTTATCCATGTCCGCCGCGGACATGATCATACTCCCCTCGCTCGGTTTCAGAATATATCCCAGCTCGGCGAACACGGCCTGCACATCTTCCACGGGGACTTCCGCCATGACGGTCTTCAATTCGCCGGCGAGTTCCTTCGCATCTACGATTCCCCGGGAATCAAGGTTTTTGAAAAACGCGATCATTCGTTGCCAAAATTTCATATTGGCACCTCCTTTTTGTTTTGAATTTTTTAATATGGCAGACATCGCTTTTTCCCTGGTCACGACCTGGTCGGCAAGCCCCGCCTCAACGGCCTTGCTGCCCTCGTACATGGCGGCCTGGGTGGCGCGGACGTCCGATGCCTTCATGCCCCGGTTGCGGGCGACAGTCTTGATGAAAAGGTCATATGTGTCGTTGACGCTCTGCTGCAGGATCGCCCGGGCCGTATCGGAAAGCGGCTCATGGGGAGTGAAATCGTTCTTGCGGTCCCCGGCGAAAATGGCGGTAAAACTCAGCCCCGTCATCTCATCCCATTTGCTCTGGTCGATGTGCATGGCGATGACCCCAATAGAGCCGACGCCGCCGGTGCGCGGGAGATATATCTGATCCGCCGCTGAGGCGATGGCGTAGGCCGCGGAGTAGGCGTCTTCGTTTATCAGGGCAAATATGGGTTTCGCGCCGCGGGCTGCATAGATATCATCGACTAGGTCGAAACACCCGCAGACTTCGCCGCCGGGACTGTTGATCTCAAAAACAATGGCGGTAATATCCGGATCAGCGAGGGCCTGGCGGAACTGTCTCCGGATATCGTCATAGCAGGTGACTCCGTAGATGCAGTCCATCACCCAGTCGTATTCGTTCAGCAGGACTCCTTTGACTGGGATTACGGTGACGCCGGCGGATGATGACAGGCGCGATTCCGCACCGCTCTGCATACACTCGCCGGAGATGAGACTGCCGATGCTTGCCTGCACGGCGCTCATCATGGCATCTATGGCCGCGGACTGGATCAGTACAGGTACGCCGAAGATCCTGCCGATCAATTTCTTCGCGTGCAATGGCGTCATGGTGAGTTGTTTTTTTATCGTTTCAGGCATGGTTCAACCTCCTGAATTCGTTTTCTGCTGCGCCGGATCCGTGAGGGCCTGGTCGACGGCCTTCTGCATGGCGCCGGACGCGGCGGTATTGCGCGGGTCGCTGTCAAAGATCAGACCGAGTTTATCCGCCCGGGCGTTATCCTCGGCGATCTCTTGGTCTACCGTTTCCACGTCTTCGCCACGCTCCGCCACGACACGGGACCGGGACTTGAAGCCGTTCCGGACGGCCATTTGCTCGGCGAGCTGGTCCTTGACGGGGTCGACCCAGGGCCAGCCGTCGGGTCGCCATTTAATCCGCAGGTACTGCCGCTTTCTCTGCGCATAGTCCGTAATAATTGAAAGGGCGCCGGAATAGACCGCCGCGTCCATCCAGGCCTTGGCGGTGGGACGGCAGAATTGAAAGATGATGGTATTGTATTGGAGCACCATGCACCGGCGGCGGAATTCGAGAAGACCAGCGCGGATTGAGGAATAATTCACATCGCGGAGGTCGCCGGTGAGCTGTTCGTAGGTGATGCCCATGCCCTGAGCGATCTCGCGGAGCTGCTGCTTGATCCAGACCTCATAGGTGACGCCGACATCCACCGGCTGGGAGAACTTCACGTCCTTGCCCAAGGGGAGGACGGGAAAAGTTCCCGGTTCGATAGCGACGATGTCGCTCTGGTTGCTGTCTTGTGTGCCGGTCCTGCCGAGCATGCGGGCGGCGTCAATGGTGGCCTGGTTGTCTACGATGAACCCGCCGAACATGGCGGCGGTCTTTTTGCGGACCAGTTCGGCGTCCTCGTACTGGTCGAGTTCGCGCAATTTCACGATGATGGATGACAGCCAGGGACGACCCCGCATCTGGCCGATCCGGAGAGGACGGAAGACGTGGAGGACCTGATCCGCAGGTACGCGGACGCGCTCCGTAGCCCTCGCACCGGTCGTGAGGAAATATTCTCCGGGGTGCTCGCGGAATAGATGATAGGCGACGCGCTTGCCGGAGGAATCGATCTCGATCCCCATGCGGATCTCGTTGCCGGTGGAAGGCTCGATGCTGTTAAAGGTTTCGTCGAGGTGGTCCGCCTCCAGGAATTGGAGCTGGAGGGGGACGAAATTATACTCGCCGTATCTTATGGGGATGAAGCGGACAAGAAATTCGCCGGCGTCGATGAGGGCGCGTGCGCCGAGGGTCTGGAGGCCGTAAAAATCGCTGATCTCGTAGTAATCCGCCTCCGTCGTCCAGTCTTCCCAGAGCTGCTGGATGATCTTTTTCAGGCCCGGGTTGTCAAGCTGCCAACGGGGATTGATGCCGGAGCCGATGATGTTTGCAGCGTCGCTGTCCACGCCGCCGTCCACCAGGGGATTGTTGCGGATAAGCTCGCGAGACCTGGAACGCAGGTTGCGCAGTGACGAATAGAGGCTCGCGTTCGGGCCGATAGCTGCCGTGCCCCAGGTGCTCATGCGCCTGCCCGTTGCGGCGCCTTCATACTGCCCGACAAGGGCGGTAATAGGAATCTTGTTCCCGTGACTGTCCAGTATTCTGAGGTGGTATAGGCTGTTCAT